TGTTGCATCGTGTCGCAAAACGCATGTAAATAGCGTATTTGTATTACATATATTACATTCACGATGTTGTCGGAAAGCCAGTGTTTATCAGCATTTGCCGTATTTCCGGCATTAGATAGAAAATTGCTTTACGGGTTCGATCCCCGTCTCGCGCTTGAAAAAAGAACGATACCAAATCGGTATCGTTCTTTTTTTCGAGCCCTGCTAGGGCTCGAAAGTTCGATGTCTACGCTCCGCTCCGGTCCGCGCAGTCCGAGGTCCCCCGGACCTCGTGCGCCGTCTCGCGCTTGTTAA